CGCTTTACAAGGTCATTAAGTACAACGCGAGCAACAGCGTGGACGTTTTCCCGGCTCTCCGCAAGAGCTACGCGGGCGGCACGGCCATCACCTACACCAACGCTAAAGGCGTCTTTCGCCTCGCGTCACCGAGCACCGAGTGGGCCATCGGCGAGGCAAGCATCTACGGCATCGGCTTTGCGATCGTGGAGGACGTCGAGTCATGAGCATCACCAACGCAGGCCGCTCGCTCTCGGCCAACATGGTCACCGAGGTCAGCGCGTCGCAGCTCTCGCCGATCTTGCTCGCGTCTTTCTCGTTCTCGACGCCGGTTCGGCTTTGGAGCGGTTACGGCACGATCACCGTCGGCGCCGTGACTTATCAGGGCATCGGCACGCTTGGCACGATTTCGCCGGTTGAGGAGACGACCGACCTTTCAGCGCGCGGCATCAACTTCCAGCTCTCGGGCGTTCCTACCGCTTACGTCTCGATTGCGCTCACCGAGAACTACCAAGGCAAAGCGTGCTCCGTGCTATTTGGCGCACTCGACGCTACTGGCGCGATTGTCGCGTCGCCCGTTACGATCTTCGCCGGCCGGATGGACGTTATGTCGGTCAACGACGACGGGCAGGAAGCGACGATTATCATGAGCGCGGAGAACAAGCTCGTTGATTTTCGCCGGCCGCGTGAAGTGCGTTACACGCACGAGGAACAGCAGAATCTTTTCTCGACGGATCTTGGCTTGGAATTCGTGAACGCGATTCAGGAAAAACAAATCTACTGGGGCAACGCGAAGCTCGCGGCACCGATTCGGGACGGTGGAGACGAGAGCGAGTCAACGTCGTACATGTGATGCCAGCACGCCGTGACAACTGGCCGGACCTGCTCGCGCAATTTATCGAGGCGCGGCGCAATCAGCCGTTCGCGTGGGGCGCAAACGATTGCTGCATTTTCGCGGCGGATTGGGTCGAGCTTTGCACGGGCGAGGATTACGCCAAAACGTGGCGCAATCGCTACTCGTCGGCACTTGGCGCGGTGCGATTCCTGGACGACCGGGGCGGCGTCGAGGCTCTGGTGGACTCGCTCGGGCTGCAACGCATCGCGCCGCAGTTGGCGGGGCGTGGCGACATCGTAGCTCAGGAGGCCGGGCAAGGCGTGACGCTCGGGATTTGCCTTGGCGTAACGACGGCTTTCGTCGCGGAGACCGGGCTTGTTTTCGGGCCGCTTTCAAACGTCGAAACCGCTTGGAGAATTTAACATGCCACAAGCCATTTTTACTCAAGCAGCAGCGAGCATTGTTGGTTTTTTTACAAGCGCAGGCGCAGTCGGAACAGGCGTTTACAGTGGCGCTGTTGCGGCCACTGCTGCCGTCTTAAAATATACGACCTATATCGCAGCATCAATGTCCGCGTCGAAGTTGCTCGCGCCGAAGATGCCGAGCTTTTCGGACTCGTCGCTCTCGGATCGCTCTCAGTTGGTTCGCAATCCGATCTCGGCGCGGTCCATCGTTTACGGCAAAACCCGCGTCAGCGGCACCATCGTTTATCTCAGCACGACGGGAGACAAAAATCAGTTCCTGCACATAGTCCTTACGCTCGCCGGCCACGAGGTCGAAGCGATTGACGAGGTCTATTTCAACGACGAGCTGGTGCCACTGGTCTCGAACACGCCGACGGGATTTTACGCAGGCGTCGCCCGCATTAACAAAAAGCGCGGCGTTCCCGGCGACACCGCCGACGCGGATTTGATCGCGGACACGGCGAGCCTCACCGATGGCAAATGGACCTCGAACCACAAGCTATCTGGCATCGCCTACCTTTACGTTCGTCTGACGTGGGACGCCGAGAAATTCCCGAGCGGGATTCCGAACATCAGCGCCGTCATTCGCGGCAAGAAAGTGCTCGATCCGCGCACGGGAAACACAGCCTACTCGGCCAACGCCGCGCTCTGCCTTCGCGATTACCTGACCGACACGGCGCTCGGCATGGGCATGACCGCAGCCGAGGTTGACGACACCGCGTTCGGTGTCGCCGCGACGATCTGCGAGGAACAAGTTCAAATCCTTCCGCTCTCGCCGACGGTTTACGAAAACCGCTACGAGGCCAACGGCGTCATCGTGACAAGCGCATCGCCTGACGAGAACATCGGCAAGCTGCTCTCGGCAATGGGCGGACTGATCGCCTACACCGGCGGCCGCATCGTGCCGTATGCGTCCGCCTACCGGATTCCGACCGTGACGCTGACCGAGAAGCATTTCGTCGGACCGCTCAACGTGCAGACGCGAACGAGCGCACGCGACCGGGTCAACTCGGTGAAGGGCGTCTATGTCAGCGAGACAAACAACTGGCAGGTAACCGACTTCCCGACGATCAGCTCGGCCACCTACGTCACGGCGGACAACAACAACGTCTTTTTCCGCGACGTCGTGCTTCCTTTTACCACCTCGCCTAGCTGCGCGCAACGGCTCGCCGTTCTTGAACTGCGCCGCGCTCGCGAGGAAATCACGTTCTCGGCACGCTTCCGCCTCGAAGCGATGCAGGTCCGCGCCGGGGACACGGTCATGATTACCAACGAAAAACTCGGCTGGTCGTCGAAGGTCTTCGAAGTCATGGAATGGAACTTTGCGAGCGCCGGCACGCCGCCGCAGGTCTTCATCGACATGACTCTGCGGGAAACCGCTTCCTCGGTTTACTCGTGGACCGTCTCGGACGAAATTGCCGTGCCGGACTCGCCGAACACGACGTTGCCAGATCCGTTCACGCTCGGTGCTCCGACAAACCTTTCGCTGACGGCCGACGGCACGACGCAATTCATTCAGGCCGACGGCACGGTGATTCCGCGCATCCGTGTCGGCTGGACGCCACCGGCCGCAGAATTCATCCAGTCGGGCGGATCGGTCGTGATCGAATACAAGCCAAGCGCTAGCACCACTTATCTGACTTGGAACACGGTCGAGGGCGAGCAGACCGAAGACTTTATTTCGTCCGACGTAAAAATCGGCTTAAATTACAACGTGCGGATCTATGGCGAAAGCTATTTCGGCATATCGACAAGCTATCTTAGCGGCTCAATCACGGTCGCGAAAGACACGACCGCGCCGGCAATTCCCACAGGCTTGACCGCAGTCATCGGCACCGGAAAGGCCATCAGTCTCGACTGGAACGACAACACCGAGCCGGACTTTTCGGAGTATGGCATTTATCGGAACACCTCGGCAGTCACGCCGGCCAACGCAAACACGGACAAGATCGCCGAGGTTCGAGCCTCGCGGTTCGTGGACACAGACGTAAACATCGGAACGACGTATTACTATTGGCTGAACGCTTACGACTCCGTTGAGAACGTCAGCGGCTTTACGAGCTACGTTCAAGCCACGCCGTCGGTCATCACGGCCGGGCCAATCGACCCGAGCGCACCGGACCAGCCAAACGCGCCGACCTTCATCAGCACGACCGTTTACGAATCCAGCGACGGCGGACAATTCGCGCAGGTCTCGTTGACCGCTCCGCCGCTGCCAACCAAAGCGGTCGCTCTCGATATCCTCTATCGTCGCACCGGCGCGAGTGACTTTCTCATCGGCAATCAAATCGCCTCGGCGGTTTCGTATCCGGTCTCGATTGACGATTTGACCGTGGGCGTCGCCTACGAATTCGCAGCGCGTGGCATCTCATTTTCGGGAGCGTTGTCTCCAGTCTCGTCGGTGCTTAGTCGCACCGCTGGCAGCAAAACGACTCCGCCAGCAGTTCCGACCTCGCTCACCGCAATCGCCGGCACTGGGCAAATCATCTCGCTCGATTGGGCGGACAACACGGAAAACGACCTTTTTGAATATGGCGTCTATCGGAACACCTCGGACAACCCGGGCGCAGCCGGCGAGATTGCGCAGGTGATGGCAAGCCGGTTCGTGGATGTCAGTCTAAGCCTCAACCAGCAGTACTTTTATTGGGTCACCGCCTACGACCGCAGCGAGAATCAAAGCGCGAAAAGCGCCACGGCGAGTGCCACTGCGGTCGCAGTAGTGGCTGGGCAGACCGACCCCACGCCGCCAGTTGATCCGGCAGCGCCGAGCGTAGCGTCCACCACGACCTACCTTTCGAGCGACGGGACGGTGTTTGCGCAGATCGTTGTCAGCGTGCCAGCGTTTACAACCCGCACGGCCGTCATGAACGTGCTTTATCGGAAGGCCGGCCAGACCGGTTTCATCGTCGCAGATCAGCGCAGCACTGGCGGCGGCACTTCATCGATTGACGACCTCACGCCGGCCGTCAGCTACGAGATTGCGGTGCAAGCGTTCTCCGCGTTCGGGATCGGAAGCGCCGTGGTGACCGGTCCGACGCAACTTGCGCCGAGCAAAACGACCGCGCCGAATCCACCAACAAGCGTTACATACATCGCAGGAAATGACGCAAATTATGCGCGTCAGCCTATTTTCTTTTCTGGAGTATTAGGCTTCAGCACTCGCGTAAACTGGACGCCTCCAGCAGATAGAGACGTGATTGGTTACGAGGTGGCATTGACCACAGAGGATACGGACGCAGCCGCAGATGCTGCAGTCAAAAGCTTTGTTGCGATACCTGAGATTGTCATAGGAAGCCCGACTAGCTCGCCACGATACCTTCGTGTTCGATCTTTAGACGCCACTGGGAACTTTTCAATCTGGGCAGGCGGCGGGACCAGCACAGCATCCGTGCAGGGTCGGCCGGCAGGCACGATGACTAATCAAGACGCTAACGCCGTGAACATCAGCGGCGGCACCGTCGCCGGCATCACAGACATCGCGATTGCGGACGGCGGAACGGGAGCCAGCACGGCGTCCGCCGCTCGCGCAAATCTCGGAGTCAATCGTTTCTCGCACGTGCAAAGTCTCGCAGGCGGCGCACCGACCGATACGTTCACCTTTACCCACAACCTCGGCGTGACTCAGCTTTACGTGCTGGCCGCGTGCGTCGATCCAGCAAACGAACTTTTGATTGCACACGATTACGTGGCGGCCGGAAACACGAGCAACGACACGGTGTTCAAGGTTGCGACTGGGGATGGATCGAACATCAGCGCAGGCAATCGCCGCTTCACGATTCACTTCGTACAATGACCAAAAACGCGCAACGCTTCATCGTCGTCTCGGACAACCATGGCGACATGGCGGACGCTGCGAGCGTTGACGCGCTCTGGTCTTTCATCGCGGACTGGAAACCAGAGATCAGGATTCACGCGGGCGACAACTTCGATTTCCGCAATCTGCGCAAA